AAGTGAGGCTTGCGTATCGTTTAAAACAGTATTTTAAGGGGATTTATGTGTATATGAAGTATGGACTACCCTCTAAAGAGCAATTGCGTAAGCCAGCGATAAATAATCGAAAATGACGTATTGCTAGTGTATTAAAAGAAGGCATACAAGGAGAAAAATGACGGCTACTGATAAAAATTTTATGGGACTTAACGGCTTCTTTTGGTTTAATGCCATTGTAGAAGATCGAATGGATCCTGAATACCTTGGTCGAGTTCGTGTAAGAGCCATTGGCTTACATACAGACGATAAAGATAAATTGCCAACGGCGTCATTACCTTGGGCGCAGGTGTTATTGCCAGTAACATCAGCAGGTATCAGTGGACTTGGTCATAGTCCATCGGCGTTAGTTGAAGGCAGTTGGGTGTTTGGTTATTTTAGAGATGGACAAACGGCTCAGCAACCTATGATTGTAGGCAGTTTACCTGGTAAGCCTGGTGAGTTGGCCAATACAGACAAAGGCTTTTATGATCCCAACGGCGTCTATCCGAAGTACAAAGACGAGGTGGACACCAATAGATTAGCCGTTAATTTAAAAGAAGATGGCGAAGAAATCAATCCTCATTTATCTTTAACACTAAGACGGTCTACACGTATTACAGGCGTGGCCACCGCAGATTTTAATCCTACAACGGCAGCTGATGGTGGGGCTATACTTGGCGATGATGGTACTACGTGGAATCAGCCAGAAATACCATATAATACAACCTATCCTTATAACAAAGTGTTTGAAAGTGAAAGTGGCCATATTAAAGAATATGACGATACCGCTGGCGCTGAAAGAATACACGAAAGACATAGAACTGGCACCAGCTACGAAATAGACAAAGATGGTAACAAAGTCGATATCATCAAAGGAGACCATTATACGTTGACCGCTGGCGCAAATAAGACATTAATTGAAGGCGACTCTGATATAACAATCAACGGCCACCATAAGATATACATAAACAAAGATAACCAATTTTTTAACGACTATACAATACAAATAGGCGCCGGCGCTAATGTCAATATACAAGTAGATAGTGGCGATATTAACCTAGTCACCGTTGATGGTAATGTTAATGTAAACAGTGGTGGTGATTACAACCTCAAGGTTGCTGGCGATTATACAGTAGCCGTAAGTGGTAGTATCTTAGAAACCGTTGAAGGTAGTAAAACAAGTAATACAACAGGTGCTGTCATACATCGAGGCGCTACAATCGACTTAAACCCTTAGTAACCGCACATATATAGAAACGGGTTATTAAAAAGCCAGCGTGGTTTCTAATCTATAAATGTAATAACATCTTTCCCTAATACAACGGCCCTTTAATATACTCGGTAAAGTTGTAGTATCTTTATATGGGATTTTTTTTCTGGATATTTTTTTAGTCTGTAGAGATCCCGACTTTTATATATACGTATGTAGAACGCTGACGGATGCTCCTAGGTACCAGCACCAGCAATCTTCTTATTAGCTACGTACCATTGATATAACATCTTATTTAAACTATGGCTCATAAAGTCATAGAAGTCAATAAAGTGGTCACTATTACAAGCCCACTGTTTCCATTCTTTTACGACCCATTCATCATAACTTAATATATTATTCATTAACATAGACACTCCTTTTTAGACATATAACGTCTAGCTTTTTTAGCTTGTTTTTTAATCGTCTTTAATACAGTGGCTTTAGAGCCATTAGTAAGATAGTTTTTTATTTCTCTACCTTTTTGTGATTTTAGATGTGATATTTTAGACATTAAAATACTCCATATTCTTTTAATACAAGTAATAGTAGTAATACAATTATCATTGTTTGTTGATTTAATTTATACATTGTTTTCCCTCCAATCTCTTAAATCTGGTAGTTTGACATAATCGGCTAAAATAAAATAAGAGTCAATTTCTCTATCATACGCCATTAAAGCGATGTCAGAAAATTGGTAGGTATCTCTCATTCGATTAAGATAACCAACGGCTTCTTTGGGTGTGATTTTGCCAACCATTGAATAACCTAGTTTTGTTGATTCGTGGCGTTTGTAGTTGATTCGCCAGTGATACTTATTTTTGTCGTTTATTGTGTATTTCATAATTATTATACTAACGATTGCTGGCAATAAGTCAACAAAAAAGTAGTCATATATTATTACTATTTGGGAAAAAATCGGGCGATTCTTAGAGGGCGGAAACTCTAAATAATCTCTATGGACGTAATCAGTGGAGTTCTACTCCTATTGCTGGGAAGTGTCGTTTCTATCTTAGTGTTTTCTATAATCTATTATGTAGAAAGACCAAAAGAAGAAAAGAACAAGGATAGTGATAATCCTGTTCTTAACTTCTGGCGTTATTTAAATCGTTAATAACTTCTTTTTAATGGGTTTGGAAATCGACCATCGGTTTTGTAACTATTGTACGCCCAATACCAATCTTTGCCGTATTCGCTCTGGCAGTATGATTTGAGACCAGGATCAATATGGTCAGCATTATGACTAAACATCTTGCCGATATTAAGAAAGAAGTCCATTGACTTAGTGGTGAGGTTAAACATTGTATTCTCCTTTTTAATTTCACACTACTATTTAATATAAAAAAGTGATAAGGAGTTTTGCTAAGTTGTTATAGTAGATATGTCATTTTTAGACATAATGTAAATAACTGCCTAAAATGTATTTGGGTTTTTCTATCGGTAGTTCAGCGGTATGTTTATAAGTCCACATTGGCGGAAACATTAATAGACGACCTGCTTTTGGTTGTACAGAAAAGTTGTATTCACTAAACGAAGTATGTCCACCTTCGTTATCATCTAAGTAGGTAAAGAATACTAAAAATCGTCTGGCACTATTATAATCCATTACGTCAACGTGTTCTTTAAATTGATCGACACCATTAACTTCATACTTTTTAAAACGTATTTGTTCAAAACCAAACTTAGCGGGCCACTGTTTATCCATATCTATTTTACAGTCTTCGGTATACTTTGCTACAAATGGTCTTAATTTATCAAATAGTATTTTACTATATTCTTTCCAGTCTTCGTGTAAACTTAAATTGACTTCGGTAAAAGAACGGTGACCTTCTAATTCTGTTTTTTGCCACTGAGAGCTACTATCTTCAAATTTATCTATAAAGTGTTGACATTGGTCTTTGGTCAACACATCATCATATACTCTTATGTAATTTTCCATAGTTCTATATTAACACACTTTGATTAAAAAGTCAATGTTATTTGCTATTGACTTTATCATAAATATGTAGTAGAGATAGATATGGCTTCAATAGTAGATAACCCCAAATATGGCGAAGGACACCAAGTTGTTTTAAAAGACAAATTATCAGGTGTAATTGCGACTAAGTTTCGTCAAGCAGGATATCAACCAGGTAAAGATAAATTTAAGATAACTTTAAAAAAAACTCCTAAACATCAAAAATACTTAGAAGTGGCCAAAGGCACTAAATCAATATTGTTAATTGATAAAGCCAATCGTAAATTATTATTAGAAGGTTCTGAAACTTCGATTAATGGTTTATTTAATCACTTCTCTACCAATGCTAAATCAAATACAAATTTACTTACAGAAATTAAAGAAACGTTTTCTTTAGAAGTGTTTAAGGCTGCCATTGAAAGTAATCGTAAATACAAAGAAGATGATTTAATTAAAGCTGTTGATAGACAAATACGTGGTACCGTTGATAATTACGATAGTGTCTATTATGAAAGTGCTTATAAACAATTAGTTGAATTAAAAAAGTATGTACGTAAAACAGGTTATGATTATGAACGACAAGGTGGACCACGAACAAAAGACTTATACACGGTTGCTAGAAAGTTAACAGGTAAGTTAAGTGACAACTGGAATCCTGCTGATGTTTGGATGATACAAAAGAAATTTAATATGAAACCATTGTTAGTGTCAAAGTCGGCATCAGAATTAAACAGTAAATTAACAGACGCATTTAATAAAAAAGATATTATACCTGTATCATTAAAACAAGTAGAACAACCAAGAGCTAAAAGTTCGATTATTGATCCAGGTAATTTAATGAAACAGAAATTAGATTTAGATTTAAAGTTTGATCGAATTGACTTATCAGATTCTTATAATAACTTTATTGTCATTACTAAATCAGGTTTTGCGGTTCGTTGTGGATTTAAAGCAAGTGCTACAACATTAAACGTTTCATTAGAAGGTCGTTTTATTGGTGCTGGATTTCAAACAGGTGCTGTTGACGCTAAAGTTTATACTGCTGAAGTTAAAGATAAACATAATTATAATTTACGTTCAGGTGCGGTACAAACATCTGATTATACAATTGCTAAAAGAGAATTAAAAGAAATGTTTAATAAGTATAATCGTTTATCAAATACAATCGAAAACTATAATCAAGCAATTAAGTTATTTGAAAAAGGTAATAAGTTAACACAAGATAGATTTTCTAACTTAATGTCTTATATGTACAGTTTCTTAATGAAGCCAAAGAAGTTTGAAGACCATATGAAGTTTTGTTATTTTACTTCTAAAAAATTAACCACAGAC